TGCGCTTACGCACAGCTTTGCATACCTCGGGTTTTGGTTCTGGTTCGGGCTGCGGTTCGCGTAATTCCACGAGTTCCCATACTTCAGAACCGTCAGGTTTCAATACTTTTTCTAGTGATTTGCCCATGTAGGCATACTCCATGTACTTGTTTAGTCTACTTGTGTAGTTTACAAGAACTTATGCCTTGGCGTTTAGTCCTCAGTTGGGTCGGACTCACTGTCCTCAGTTTCAGTACCAGCCTGCTGTTGCTCACTAGCGGTGGGAAGGATTTCACCCTGGACAAGGATTTGGCGGAACTCGTCGCGGCCCAGGACACCTTGCTCGAACAATGCCGTCAGCGCGGTTACGTCTTGGCCGATTAAACGGTCGATGTCAAAATCGCGGCTGATCTTTACTTCGGGTGGTTCGATTCCTACATAGTCGGCGGCTAAATTAAACGATTTTTGTAGGGATTGCTCCAGGTCAAGAGATACCATCGACAGCATTGAATTTGTGTCGACACGGTCCAGGCGGCGTGCGTCGGCAGATTCGGCAACAAACTTTTGCTGGCTAAGTGTGCTGATGCCTAAAGTGGCCATCTGCATCTGTAGCTCGCGGATTTCGTTGGATTGCGCTTCAAATGCGCTGGCTGCTGGTTCGACGTAATAAACCTTGTTGCCTGGTTGCGTGGCCATTGCGTAGTTCACGCCGATAGCCATGTCCTTGGTTTGGTCGTCCCAGCCTTCCAGAACTAACGTTGGTTGGCTTGCAATGTGCAGGCTATGGATTAGGTCGGCTTGGCGCTGGAAATGGGCCAGGTTTAAATAGGCAATGTCAAGTAAGGGCGGCTTACTTGTAAGGGTGTCTACTTTGCCGGAATATGTTGTGACTAGCGGGATTTGACCCAGGCTGTAGTCGCCTGATTCCACTAGCTCGTAGTCCGAAGTGGCATCCGTTGCGTCGAAGGCATTTGGATATGGGTAGCCGCCCTGCATGTCCTTTTTGGTTTCGACCTGGCGGTAGATGCGGTATTGGCCAGGCTCGATTACACGGATCTGGTCGTAAACTTTCTCGCCAAATTCGCCGTCAGGGACTACTGCTTTTTCTTTGATACGGACCTGTACAAGATTTCCGTAGTTGACTTCACGGTCCAGGCGCCAGCCGTAGATGTTCTCTGGGTCGATTTCAATCCAGTACGGACGGCGGTTAAGCTCGCGTTCTTCCGCAAGGCTGCGGGCACCCGTTGGGGCCGGAAAATCTACTAATGTATGACAATGCCCGTAGTTTAGGGAGCACAGCAGCAGGCGGCGTGCGTACTCGTCTAGATCTGAGCCGCAACCATCCACATCCTTCGCGAAAATATCCGTCCAATATGGGTCGCCTACCAAACTGATGGGCTTGCGCAGAATTAGTCCTGCAGCGGCACGCACCAGGCGTTGGGTAAAGGGTGAAAATACAGCGCGGTTTACTCGCGCTAAATACGCGGTGTAGTCCTCGCGGGGTTCAATTGGTAGGAAGGCTTCGCTGTTTTCGCGGAGGTATTCCGTGCCAAGGGTCACGGCCTTCATGATTTCCCAGCCCTTCATCATGTCCAGTACCGCTTGCGTGCGGGTGAACGGACTGTCTGCTCCACCGATCGTGCTGGAACTTACAAGGTGGGTGCGGATCTGGCCGGGAACTGCATAGGTCATTTAGTTACCATTTCTCGCGATTTGCCCAGTAAGCGGCGGACATTTTACCTCTTTTGATATTAGCGGCGGTGTTCAATCATCTTCGTCCTCCACTTCGATCATTACTTCGATGCCGCTGGCAAGACGCACCATCAGACCTCCGAAGTCCTCGGGGTCTTGGGGCGTCATAAAGGCGAATGAAGCTTCGGTAACACGGCTTTCCGAGTCCACCTCAAGGTGGGTGCAGAAGCCGCTGATGATTCGGGTGCCCATTAGCCGTTGAAGGTGACTGCAATGTGTGGCGTGACGCTAGGAGTGCCCGACGTTATTTGGCTTAAACGCACTCGAATTGTTGATGTTGTCTTACCACTGTAGTAGTAGACATATTCGCCGGATTCGTTAATGGTTTTGCTGGTGTCGATTTCGTACCAGCTGGTGCCGCCGTTGAAGGAGGCTTCAAAAGCGAGTTTGAAGTTGGCTTCTGTGCTGGAGTCGAGCGCGAAAACAAACTCCGCGGCGTGCGCATGGATGCGCATTTCGTCGTTAAGGGTGGTCATCGTGCCACCCGTGTACTCAACTACGTTTGTGTAGCGTTTTGTGTCGGTAATGGAGACGATTGCCATTACTTTTTCCCCTTCGGTGTACGTTTTTTGGCCGTTTTGGCCGCTTTTTTGAACGCTCCAGCGGTTGGGGCGCCCTTTGAGCCTGGTTTGCGCATACTTTCGTCCGCACCAGCCTTGATCCGCTTACGTTTGGCGTGGATATTTGCGTAAAGACCGCGTTTTGCCATGGAAATCGCGATAGCTGTTCATATTCTACTTCTTGGGGCCTTTCTTTCCCTTGGGCTTCTTCTTTTTGCCTTGGCCGTAGTGTCCGGGCATTGATTTACTCGCTGGGTTCAGCTGAATCTACTTCTTTTTGTGGTGTTATTTCGGCTTCGATTACGTCGCTTTGTGGTAGTTGGGCGGTGACTACTTTGGGTTCGACTTGGATACTTAGTGATGGCACTTGGATGGATACTTGTTCGGGTGTGTTTTCGCCCAGGACACGTCCCAGGGAATCCAAAACTTGCGCGGCGACTTGGTAGTGGCCTTTTTTCATGGCGGCATGGACGACGCGGAGGCGCATCGTTTGGATGCGGCCCAGCATGGCTTCGCGGTCGCGGATCCAGTCCGCTTCGGTCCAGCTTTTTACTTGGTCCCAGTCGCGCCAAGCAGTGGGGATGCTGATTCCTTCGCGGGCACTGTGCTCATATACGATTTGGCGCACGCTATGGCCGTCGAGTTGGTGGCGGTACATGCGGCGTTGTCGCGCTTCGATGTATTCTTGGGCGCGTTTATCACCACGACTGCGCTTTTTTGGGCCCTCGTAATTAACCATTGGTTTGTGTAGCTCAATACAACCTATATGAAGTTTTGCCCATTACGCCTGCTTTTGCCAGGTTGAATTGTTGTAGGCATAGGTAGCCGAAAGCGTCAAATGCGTGGTCTACGCCTAAATTTTTGTTCGGTAGGCCCGTTCCAGGGGCATAGGTCAGGCTGCGGAATGATTTGATTAGTTCCTTGCAGCGCGGGTGGATAAAACAGCGGCGCGTGTTGGTGGCGTCTAGTAATGCGGTGTTGACGGCGGTGATTTTGTCGCGGATTTTCCATGGGCTGCGTGGTGAGCAGACCGTGAAGCCGGATTTTCGTAGGATGTTGTGGTCTGTGACGCCTACGCCTTGGGTTTTGCGGGCGCCGCCTGTGGGGTCGGGGCAGGCCATGATTCGGCGTTCCAGGCCGTAGCGGCGGATTACTTCTTCCGTGAAGTCCCAGGTGGTGGCGCCGCCCGTTAGGTGGATTTCGTCGAAAACGTAGAGGATGTCGTCGGTTTTTACTGCGCAGATGCCCGTCATGGGGTCCACGTTGAAGTCGACGCCTAGTAGTAGCGGGAGGATTGGAATGTCCTTCGCGTCTGTGGTGATGTTTGCGTCGCCGAATGAGACGGCAACGAGACCGGATAGGTTTTCAAAGCTGGCCTCGAACTCTTGGCGGAAAGTTCGGGGGTCGAGTTGGCCTCGTGCAGCTTCGATTTCTTCCGGTGGAACGTTGCCGCCTTCGATCGTAGTGAAGCTCCACCGTTTCCAGTTCGTGTCGCCTGTTATGCAGTACTGCCAAAGTTCATAAAACCAGCTGGCCGTTCCATCGGGTGTGGAAATAAATAAGGCCCAGCCCTGTTTGTCCGCTAGTGCGGGGCGGATCACCTCGAACCAGACCTCGGCGTCCATAAATGCGGCTTCGTCAAGTACCACGCCGGAAAGGCTGCGGCCTCGTAACGCCATTGCGTTTTCGGTGCCCTTTAGTTCGATCGTGGAACCGTTGACAAGTTCCAGCTTGAGGTCCGTTTCGTTCTTGGATTTGATCCAGGCGGCGGGGACG